CCTTCGCCGCGCGCGTCAGCCAGGTGATGCGGGTGTTGATCTCGTCGAGCTCGTTGAACTGGTCCTGCGCGAAGATGTAGTCCGCGCGCGGCATGAAGTTGGAGCTGGTGACGTTGGCCGCCAGGGGTTTGGGGCACGGGAAGAACCCGTCGAGCTGCAGCGGGTCGTCCTTCACGTCAAGGATGACGTCGGCACCCTTGGCGTACCAGTAGACCTTCTTGTTCTCCTTGCACCAGATCTCGAACACCTCGGCCTTTGACCAGGGGTCGTGCTTGGGTGACTGGTCGTTGACGTCGGCCTTCTTGACCTGCACACCCAGCGGGACGATCTTGGCGATCTCCTCGCCAAAGCGCTCGACCAACTGGTCCTTGGTCATCCACACGCGACGCGCGACCCATCGCACCTCGGGCCAGGTCCGCGCCGGCGAGTAGAAGAAGTCCTCCCAGTAGATGTAGTCCACCGGGGCGTCCTCGTCGACGATGCGCTCAGCCTCCTGCTCGGGCTGCAGCTCCATGCCGAACTCGTCGAACACGGCCGGGATGACGTAGGGCTCAGTTTTGACCTCATATCGGAGCCAAATTTGGCCCATACCCACGATCAGCCAGTCCTCGATGCCCTGTCGCACGGCCGCGTCCCACACCGAGACGTTCTCGTCGAACCCGCGGTTCAGGATCCGCTGCAGCATCAGCCCGGCCACGCGGGCCTGGTCGTCCTCGAAGTCCTGGAACGTCCGCGACACGTCGGCCTTTGGCGGCCGCGCGTACAGCATCGACAGCAGGACCTTCATCGTCGACCAGAACAGGTTGACCTTGCTCTCGTCCTTGGCGTAGGCGTCGCGCCGGTCCAGGTAGCGCTGCGTGATGCGGTTGGCGTCCTGGTGGAACTTCGTCAGCTCCTGCTGCGACGCCTGAATCTCAGTCGACCAACGCTGCGCCAGACCCGCCGGGGTGCTTTGGAAATCGCTTGCGCTGGTGATCTTGGCGTTGGTTTCCATCACCCGATCCTTGTGCTCTGTTGGGGACCGCAGTCCCAGATGTCGTCAAGGGCGAACGAATAGTTCATGCTCTTGACCACAGGTGTCGAGATTTTAGGACCGGGGTGCGATTTGGCCATCACTGGGCGCGCGGCCAGGGCCAGGTATCGGAACGAGTCCGAGGCGTGCGAGTGCTGGTCGTGCTTGGGCCGGTTGCGGTAGGTCTGGGTCCGCTCGTCCCACTCGCGCATGTAGGCCCGCAGGTGGTCGACGCCGTCGTAGGTGACCTCCTCGTCGAACCAGCACTTGGGCAGCACCAGGCGCGCGGCCTCGATGCCGTCCTGCAGCGACATCTCCGGCACCAGGCGCGGCCGGATGCCGTTCTGCAGGAACTGCTCGATGATGGATTTGCCCGTCTGCAGCGACTTGGCCCGGGCATCGTGAGGCAAAAAGACGCCCTCCGCGTTGACCCGGTACGGGCGTGACTTTACCCAGTCGATGTAGTGCTGGATCGGCTGGTTGTCGGCCTCGTAGAAGTCGACGATGCGGTAACCGTCGCGCGTCTCCTGCCAGCCCCACCAGGAACACGAGTCGGTGAAGCCCAAATCGGCCACCAGATTGACCGGAAAATTGGGGTCGACAGGGAATTTGCCGATGCGGCCCTGCTCGTAGGCGTCGCCGATCTGCTTGGCGTAGTACGCCCCCGGCACTGCCGCGTCGAATGAGCACTCGTACTCGACCTCAAACGCCTCGGGCGTCATCTGCGCCTTCGCGTCGCGCAGTTCGTCGGGGTGAATGATCCCGGTCTTGCTCGCCGGCAGCTCGAGCAGCATGTGCGTGGCCGGATTTAGCCGCGCCTCCTCGCGCAGGTTCCAGAACAGGTTCTTGCCGCGCGGCGTGCCGGCAAAAATCGCCCACCCGCGACGGTCAGACAGCGCCGGCCGGATCACCGTGTACCAGGCAGACGGCCGCATGTCGCCCACCTCGTCCAAAACGGCGCCGTCGAAGTACATGCCGCGCAGGGCGTCGTAGTTGTCGGCGCCCGCGACGTAGATCGTCGACTCGCCCTTGTGGCCGTTGTTGATCGTGATCTTCAGCTCGGACTCATTCGGCGGCTTGGACCAGAACGGCCGGGTCAAATCCTTGAGGTAGCCCCACGCCACCCGCTTGGCCTGGTCGCGCTGGGGCGCCAGGTAGGCAAATTGCGGCTTTGGCAGGGCCGTCTCGAGCGCCCCGAGCACCAGGTCAGCACACATGGCCACCGTCTTGCCGCAGCGGCGGTGCGCCACGACCACCGTCCAGCGCCGGTCACGGTTGTGCAGCGGCAGGAACACCTGGCGCGGCTGGTATTCCTGCAGATTCATGTCGCGGTGTTGATGTTCACCCGGACGTCAGGCGCTTGATCTCGCGGTCGATGTACCAGCGCGCCTTGCGCAGGTCCTCCACCGGGCTGTCGCTTTTGAGCCCCGCGCGCCAGATGTACTTCATGGCGTTGCCCAGGCAGAAATTCATGTGCTCAGTGACCTGGATGCACTCCACACCGCTCGGATGGGCGGTGTAGTGGCTGGGGTGATTGACGGGATCGTTCATCCGCCACCTCCGCGCAGGGCCCGAATCAGCTCGATCGACGACAGGTCGGTCAGATTCGGGTCGATCGTTTTGACCTTGGCCATGTAGTCGTCGAACGCGCGCTGGTAAGACTGCAGGCCCTCGCGCATCTTGGCCAGGTCGGCCTCGCTGTGGTAGCCGGCGTTCGTCGCCGCGTCCAGGGCCTGGGCCTGGTTGTCGCGGTAGCCCTTGAACTCCAACGCCCGCGCGATGCCCTCGGCTTGGTCGTAGGTCAACCCACCGCGGCCGATGTCCATGCCGGTCAGCACCCCACGCGCGTCGTAGTACGGGTTGCCAATGCTCGTGCCCACCGTCTGCCCAGCTTGCTTGGAATTCAGCAGCGTGCGCATGCGCTGCTCGGGATCCAGGCCCGACTCCACGCCGCGCGTGTTCATCAGCCGGTTGCCGTAGTACATCTCGTCGAACAGCTTGCCCTGCGCTTCCTTGCTCATGCCCTGGTTGAACGGGGCCCCGTAGGTGTACAGGTGCGCATCGGCTTCGATCTTGTCGGGCACGAAGTAGCTGTTGCCGTCCTTGAACAGGTTCCAGTAGTTGGCCTTGGTCCAAGGGTCGTTGAAGTCCAGCCCCGGCAGCATGTCGAAGTCGCCGGCCTTGTAAATGCCGCCGCTGTTGAGCTCGCCCTGGGCATAGCCGATGTCGCGGCCCAGTCCCCGGCGCCCACCTTCGCTGGCCAGCTCGGCCGCGTACCGATCGCCGAACGGGCGCATGTCAGGCAGGCCGATGCCCGCGTCCTGCTCGAACAGGGTCTTATAGCGGTCGTTGAGCGCAGCGCCCGCGGCGAAGGGGTCGTATTCGGTGACGCCGGATTGTTGTGCGGGCGTTGTCGCAGGTGCAGTGTTCAAGAGGCCCGTCGGGGCCCGGCGCAGGGCACCGATCACCGGCTGCGCCGGCACCGACACCTCGCTGGCGCCGGTCGCTGGGTCCAGCATCGTGATGCCGGCGTTCGCGCCCGCCGGGGCAGCGGAAGCGCCGCGCAGGGCTGCGATCAGGCTATTCATGGTGCGGATTCCTCAAAAGGTCGGTGGGGGGTAGAGGAAATTGTGGGGGGGCCCCTGCCTCGGCACCCACCCCCGCCCCCGGCTCGAAGGGGGGATGGGGGTCAGGAATCACCGGCCCGCGGCAGTGGCCCGCGCAGGGGCCTAGCAGGGCGCAGGAGACGCGACCGCAGAGCAAGTCAGGCCAGGGCCCCACCTAGTCCTCCCGATCGCTTGTAGGCCGTTCTATCGCGTCGGCCTGCTGCGCCTGGCCACTGGCCGGCATCCCCTCGGCACCTGTTGCCGGATCAATGATCCGGTACGTGCCGTCGTTTTCCCGTTGCAGATCAAGCACTTGCGGTGCCTGCTGCTGGATTTGTGCCGCTTGCGTGCCCACTTGCCGCGCCGAAAGCCAGCCCAGCTCGAGCCGGATGCCGCCGTCCACGTTCGCGTTCACCTGCAGCGGCATGGCCTTGTTGACCATCGCGGCGAAGATCTGGCGATCGCCCAGGCTGCCCTGGGCCCGCTCCACCAGCCAGCCGGCCAGGCCCTTGGGGTGGCAGTCGCGCGCGGCCATCTCGACGGCCTCGCGGATCGTGCGCGTGACGCGGTTGGGCGTGCCCTTGGGCCGCCCGCCGGGCACCGGCACGCCGCCCTTCCCCAGGCCCGGCCCCGAACCGTCTTTCGACCGTTGTTTAACGACCACAGTTTCGGGCTGATGTTGCGTTTCCATCATGCCCAGATTCTCGCATCACGCCGGCCACGCCAGCGCGACCACCACGGTTACCGCCAGCCCGATCCAGCCGCCGACCATGAACCCCAAGATCGCCGCCAGCAGCAGAACGATCAACGCGCCCTCAGCACTCATCTCAACCCCCAAACGAAAAGGGCCACCCACTTGGGGCAGCCCTAGTTGCGACCCGGTGCGCTTGCCTGCGCTCGCACCTCACTCGCCACACGGCGAGTGTACCACAGCTAGCGCAAGCGCTCGCACCCCCTCGCAGGGCCTGGCCCCCGCCTTTGGGCGGCGGGGCCATGCCAGGCCTCCCTGCTGCGTCAGCATGCGCCCGCACTGCGAGCGCACTGCTAGCGCATGCGAGCGCAGCCCTCATTCAGCAGCACCCCGCCACATAGCCGGAGCCCCAGAACCCTGCGCAGCCCGCAGCCGGCCGACCTCAGTCACGACGATGCAGCGGTGCTTCTTGCGGTGCTCGTTGATGTACTCCTGCTCCTGCACCAGGCCATCGCGCTGCAGCTCAAACAGCATCGAGAACAGCTCGCCGCGGTCGAACCCTGCCGGGAAGCCGGGCGAGCGGCGCAGTACGGTGTAGGCGTTGTTGTTGGACTGCGCCGACAGCGACAACCGCTGCCCTGCGCGCTCCGCATCCACAACCATGCGCAGAATCGCAGCGCGTTGGGTATTCCGCATCAGCGCAGCCGCGGCGGCCTGGCCCGGGATGGTTCCGAAGCGCTTGAAGGTCTTGCTGCCCTGGTCGAACTCCACCCGCAGCTCGTCCTGCAGCGGGCCCAGGTTGCACTTCTCGTGGCGCACGGTGACGACCTGGCCATCGCGCACCATGGCCCAGCGAGAGCGGGCGCTGTTGTTCCAGGCCGTCGACCCGCTGAACGTGCTGTTGGTGTCCTGGCCAACACCCTGGCGCACGCTGGCCTTGTCGACGTGGGCCAGCAGCAGCACCGCGGCCCGGGTGACGTGGGCAATCAGGTTCAGGGCCCGCATGAAGCCCCGCACGGCCGTCCGGTCGTTCTCGTTGTCCGCGAACACGTCGGAGGCGTTGTCGATCACGATCACCTCGGCGCGCGTGCGCACGGCAGTGTCGGCCAGCCACTGCATGCGCTCGGTCGGGTGGCCATCGCGCCACAGGACGCAGTCGGCTTGGGTCAGGTCGTAGACGGCCATGCGCCCGGCCAGGTCAGGCATGGCCACACCTTGGTCCTGGCAGATGTTGGCCACGCGGAAGTGCACCGTGCGGGCCTCGTCCTCGCCTGATAGCACCAGGACCCTGCTCTGCTTGGTATCGATGCCCATGAACTGCTGTCCGGTGGCCAGGGACACGCCGAGCTGCAGCGACAGGTTCGACTTGCCCACGCCCCCGTTGGCGGCCAGCAGCGTGACCGTACCCTCGGGCAACCAGCCATCCAGGCGCCAGGCCGTGGGCTCGGGCTTGGTGTGGGCCAGCGCGCCCCAGTCCATCGGCACCAGGTCGCCGGCCGCCGGTGATGCAGGCGCGGTGATCTCGCCCGTCTCGGGGTCGACGTCGGCCGCCTTGCCAAGGTTGACGGTGATGCTGGGCGGCTTGCGGTTGTCAGGCGCGAACTTCTCTGCACTGCGCACCGCCCGCTCGATCTCGTCGTACCGCGACTGCCAGCGCCGGATCTCCTCATCGGGCCCAGCCGGCTTGACCTGGTGCATCAGGTCGCGCAGGAACTCGACAGCCGCCCCAGGGAACATGCCGTTGGACACCAGGCTGGCAGCCAGGCGCGTGATCGACTCGTGGTACACGCGCTGCCCCGGGTTGGGATCAGTCAGGCCCGCGATCATCTCGCCCGCGTGCACACCCTGCCCTGACGGTGATGCAGACTTCGCTGTCTGCACCTGCGACGCTGCCCGGAGGTTGTCTAGGTCAATCCCGATGGCGTGGCAGGCGTCCTCGAGGGACCAGCGCACTGAGGGGCGCCAGGTGTCGAGCTGCACCGCCCACTCGCCGGCCGCGCGTGGCTTGGTGTTCTGCCCGACTGGCAGGCGCACGTAGCGCACGGCGTTGTTGCCGCTGCGGTCGGCCTTGATGAGCCCCCGCGTGGCCAAAGCCTGCATAAGTAGGTCTACCAACTGCCTATTCCGGGCATCGGGATCGTCTAGGTCAATCAAGATGCCGACCTGGAACTTGCCCGGGCTGGTCTGGATGGCGTAGCTGTACCCCTGCAGGTCCTGCA